GATAGATTACACGAATTTCAGTAGCAAAAGTTGTTGCTCCTTTTGCTGTCTCTCTTTTATTCTCTGATAGGTTCTTTATAAATGCTTGTTTAGACATTTTATACTACATCAATAATTTTATACATATCTAAGACGCGCTTGATATGGTCGGGGAAGCCAATATCATCTCTGATACTGGTCGATGCCTCGTTCTGCAATGTTGCTCCCTGCATCGATCTTCTACCCTTGTATTCTTCTTTAAGATAATAGGTTATCAAATCATAAACAGCTAACTTCAAATCATCAGGACAAGACAAATAACCTGCGCGATACGTGGCTTTAACGGATGCAAAGCCTTTTGGAAAGTTTTTTGTACTTGAATCCCCATCTATTCGATAGATGCGGTCGTGCTCCTTATCAACATAGTAATGCTCATCTGCGGTCAGAGTAGTATAGCTATCAGCTATCGAATCTCTTTCTTGTAGAGCTGCTACACTAATTAGTGGAGACTCTGTTAAAAATAATTCTGAGGTATAATTATCAGTTATGTCAAAAGTTTCTACTTTATCAGCCTGGGCGTAATCGATAATAGAATTACCAGTATAAGTTTTTACAAGTGCACTTACAGAAGAAACTAAAGATTTCAATTGCTCGTCATCTTTATTGTGTTCTATCTTCTTATAGAGTTTGTATTCTTCTACTGTACATAAATTCGCCATAATTTTCCTCAAAAAATCTGGGAGGCATAGTAGCCTCCCAGATACCCAGCTTTAAGACGCTTTGTATTGTAGTGCCCACTTAGAAGTGACGTTATCGATAATATCAATAAAGCCGATTCTTTGTGAAGCTACAAGTACTCTGCGTTGGTTAACAACTTCATAGTCGCTTTCAATTGTAACACCTCTGAGACGTCCCATTGCGAACATCTTAGGGTTAACTGCTACTGCATAGAACTTGCTTACTGCAGGGGTTGCGAACTCATCACACATGATGACTGGCGAACCGTAAACCATTCCGACAGAACCTTTAACTTTAGAAGCTAGTTCAGAGCCAACTAGGTTGACATCTTGGAACTCAGCGTCGTCCATTAGGTTGTACCATTCTTGTTGGTTTACAATGTAGACAACATCAGATGCGTTTACACCATATTTACCCATGTTCTTACGAGCGGCTAACAAGTTAGCTGCAGTAAGTGATTCAGAGGCAAATGCAGTGCTTGATTGAGTCTTATCACTATCGCCAGATGCGAGAGTAACAATACCGTTAAAACACGCGCCGCTGGTACCAAAAGGTCCGTCAGCGAGGTTACCTACTAGAAGACCAGCTTCGATTGAACGAGCATGAGATCGGATCATTGATTCACGAATCAACGGAAGAATAGGCATAATTGCATCTTCTTCAGTTTCATTACCAAGATAACTAGTTGAAATTAGTTTCTTAGTAGAAAGTGATCTTTCAGTCAAGTCTATACCGCCAAATGGTGAACCATAAGTATCACCTCTTTCGGCTAAGTTACCATGCGGGCTTGATCCTGTTGCGGCTTGGTTAGAGGTAAACTCTGCATAACCTGCATCAGGAAGAACTGGCATGATCATAGTTGCTGCGCTCATAGGAATTTCTCTAAATAGAGGAGCCAAAATTAGTTCATTTTGGATATCTCTTTCGACATTAGTAGAAACTTCCTGTTCGAAATCTGCACTAGAAACCGCTACACCAGAGTGAGCGTTAACTTTTTCTAAGACTTCAGTGGCAAATTTGGTTTCATAACCTTTACCAGTAGCTTTACCTAACATGTAGGCATCATCGATGTCTTGCGAGAAAGCTTCTTTCCAGTCTTTGTTACCACGTTGAGAGAATACTCTTTTAGACTCTCTAATGTTAACAATTTCTTCAGATTTTTCTGCTAGTTCAGCTTTAAGTTCTTCAACAACAGTTTCGATGTTAGAATAATCTTTAGCAACACGGTCTTCTAGATCAGCAACTAATCGTTCTGCTCCTTCAGTACCTGCTTTGACTATGCTTTCAACTTCTGCTTTCTTTTCTTGAAGCGCGGCTTCTTCAGCTTCAGCTTCAGCTTTCGCAACTTCTGCGTCTGCTTCTGCTTTGGCTTGCTTTTCAGCCTGTGCCATTGCAATCTCTGTAGCGGTTTTCTTAGCTACTTCTTTCGCAAATCCTTCAAGATCGAAATTTTCTTTTGTTTCAGACATTTCCGTTTCCTTGATTACAGTCTTATCGACTGCTTCTTCTGGTGAATCCGTATCGGATTGACCAGCATTTGATTTGACAAATTGCTCTTTCCATTCTTGATACTCAGTATCGGAATCGAAAGATTTTGCCACAGAGAAGGTCGCTGCTTGGTTAGCAGGGACAGAGACCACGCTTATTTCAAACAATTCTGCGTCCTTGATTCTATAGCCGTCGGTTTCCTCTAAATAATCAGCGTCCTTGACTCGGAAACCAACGCTAAATGCGCCAAGTACACCTTCTTTAACTAAATCTCGTATTTTTCCAGCTGACTTAGAGATCTTCCCTTTAATTTGTAGACCATTGTCATTAACTTCCAATTCGGTAGCTTTACCTATTGGGTTATGATAGTCGTGATTAAAGAGGATGATCGGATTGTTTTCGTAATTACCTATGCCGCCTTTTGCCCAAGCATTTGATTCAATTATATCTCCAGCTCTGTCTTGGTCGATCGTGCTAGCGTAACCTTTTATGTTAACACTTCCGTCATCATTTTCGTCTAACGCCTTAAAATTAGATGTTAAATTAAATATTTTATTCATTTACTTTCCCTTTTTCACTGCTTTAGCCTTTGGCTTTGCAGCAGCCTTAGGTGTTGGAGCGGGTTTATTCGCTTTTTCCCATTCTGCGGGAAAATTAACCTTAACAAGTTGAAGAAGTCTTGCCCAAGAACCAGTAAGCTTTCTAATAGCTCTTGCTCTGTGTGGGGTATCTTCTTCTGCCATGTATTCTTTCATGTTCATAACTTTTCCTTTCTTTGCAAAGTACTCAGCTACTGATTTTATGATTCTTTTTGTTCTAGTCATTTTCTTCTTCCTCTGAAGGCCTTCCACCTTCGCTTGGATTTACAGCACTTCCTGCTATGTTTACAGGAGTTCTAACTTCATCCAGTCCTTCTAACTGTTCTAGTCTCATCGCTTCTCTTGCTTCGTTTGGTGATATAATTCCACCATTTACTAGAGAAGTGTAGTATGCTGCTTTATCCTTTAATTCAGGTTGTAAGGCGGGTATATCACTAACATCTTCTAATAAGTTAAATCCGAAAAATCTTTCAAATGCATAATTAATTTTTCTAACTATAGGTAGTATTGTTTCTAAGTAATACAATCTATGATTAGGTCTAATATTTGCATTATTTCCGCTATCTAGAAGAATAGGTGGTATACCTAGTGCTTTTAAAATAATTTTTTCATTTTCTTTAATGCTGTCTTGGAAATCTAAATCTTTAAAATTAACTTCATTTAAATTTGCTATTTCCAAACCACCATCTAAAATTAAGGGTCTTCGACCTCCTGTATTTGGATTATATCTGGCTCTCCAAGCCGCCAACATTCTTTCTTTAATTTTCTCACTAAGAGTATTTGGACTTTTTAGTACTAAACCTGGAACTGCTCCGTTTTTGAAAAAGTTGTCTTGGAAGTTTCTCATGCTACCCATAAGTTGCATAGTTCTCCAAGCAGGTTTTAGTCTTGGTACTCCTCGATAAATTGAATTAAAAGAGTTTTCTTTTATATGTATAATTTCTTCGGGAGTGTATTCTACTATTCCGTCATACAAATATCTAGTGATATATTGAGTTTCGTGGGTTTCTATTTCCACATTTTCTGCTGGAAGTTGATATAAATGTATACCATCGAAATATATAAAGATGTTTCCATCTATTAGTAGATCGATAATAAGATTTCGTTTAAAAGAGTTTATATCCTGGAACGGATTTGGTTCGATATTTAGTAGTGAATTTACTTTTACTTTTCTAACATTTTTGACTATAGGATTTAGACCATTAATTTTTTGTCCAACATCCACTGGTATTTCTGCAACATCATCGACTATCATGTTAACGCCTCTATTTACAACTTCTTGTTGCTCATAAGCGTTTCTGTAGTCTGTTGGTTTTTCTCTACTTAATATCGAGAGCCCTTCTTCCCTTGAAATATAAGGTTGTGCGGGATTTAATTTCTCTTCTCTATTAGGTAAAAATCTACTGTACCAAGCCATAATATTTTTCTCTCTGCTTCTCTGCCCAACGCGGTTGTTTTTTTGCTGTTAAAAAGTTGGGCTTCTTTCCATAAATTGAATGTAATTTTAGGTGGTGAGTATGACAGAGAGTCACTACATCATCAAACAGTTCCTTAGAATGTTCTTCGATAAACTTATCTCTTATCTGCATTATATCTTCGACTGTATTAATCTTAAAATTGTGTTTTTTAATCCACCGTTCAAGCAATTCAGTCAAACTATAAAAATGATGAAAGTCTAGGCTCTCCTTACTACCACAAATATAACATTCGGTGCTTTTCTTATACTTAGACTTTGCTTTGTCTCTTATATATTTAACCAAGTCTCTCTTAAGATTCATTTATTTTCAGCCTTATTAATAATTATACTAAAAATGTACCTTAATGTCAAGAACAATTTTTTTCGAGGTGGAGCTTATTTAAAAAGTTGTCGCCACAGTCTCGAAAGTATAAAGCGCATATCTAAGCGCGTCTGCCATATGAGAATACTGGTCATGTTTTGGCTTTTCTCTCATTAAATTAGGGTTTGGGTCCCATTGGTATTGATCTAATGCTTGTAAAGTATGAAAACATCTTTGATCTACAAGTAATGTTTCATTGTCCACAATTCCTGCTACATGTCCAATTCCATCAAGTACTGATTTTTTAGCATTTATAGTAGTAATATCAAAATTTTGTGCAAAGTCATAGCGTGTTTGTTGTGCAGCGGAATCTATGTATATCCAATCGATATCCCACTTGTCCATTAACTTTCTAATCTCTATAGCATGTTGTTCTGTAGTTCTTTCTGCGTCAAGATACTCATCTACTAAATAAAATTTTTGTTTATCCCAATCATAACCTATTACGCAAAAGGCTGTTGGGTCTTTATATCCTACGTCAAGTCCTGCAAACATATCCATTTGACTTGTATCTAATTCTGATAAATCAGCTACGCATCTTTCATGATTAAAGTTCCAAACTTGACCTTCGTATACATTAAAGTCTGCAAGATACTCTTGTGCAAACTCTGCCTCTGACATAGCTTTTTTAGCTTCTGTTATGTCAGATGGATTGTGTCTCGGGTTTTCGTGGTATGTTGCTCTGATAGATAACCACTCTTCATATTCATCGTTGTATCCTCTGTTGTAAAAATCAGCAAACCAATTATTTCTGCCACGAGGTGTAGAAATAAATAGTGCTTTACTGTTTTCTTTATCTAGTGTTGGTCTGAGTGCTACATTAAAAGCATCTCGACCATCTACAAGTGCTGCTTCGTCAAAGATAATTAAATCATAAGATCGACCAACACAAGAATCTACCTGATTAATTGAACCCATTCTTATGGTAGATCCGTTAGATAACTCAATTATTCTTTCTTTTGCGTTATCTCTTGTAACCTCTAAATCAAAATGTTTTATTAAATTTCTTTGTAAATCAAAAGATATTTGAGATAGAGAGTAGTTAGGTGACATAAGTAATATGTGTGTATTTGGTACTAGTGCCATTAATTGTCCTATTACATTTGAAATATATGTTTTGCCTTGTCGTCTTGACAATGCTCCACATACAAATCTATATTTAGGGTTATTTATAGCATTGATTAATGCTACTTGTGATGGAATAGGATCAATTCCTAATAGTTCTAAATAGGCATCTACTGGTAATTTTAAGTATCTATCTTCTGGACTATAATCCATAAGATGATCTGCAGTTACATCTTTACGACTTAACTCTAGCATTAGTGAATTGTCCTGCTTGCAGGTACCATTAATGGATCAATTAGGTGATGATCTTTTATGACATTATATGCGTGTATATAACCGCCACAAAGATCAGCTAATTCCCATTCGGTATCTGAAAGCTGACCCTCTTTCTGTTGTAATTCTCTTAAGGTCTCGACACATCGTTCTGCGATATGCTCCAACCACTCGGCTCTGTTCATTTGCTCTGTTACCATTTTACTTTATTTGCCCAATATGCAGCTGACATCTTTCCTTTTCTTATGTTTCTTCGATGTCTAGCTTTGAATGATCTTCTTTTCATTCTCATCCGCTTAGATTCGCCTTTTTTACGCTTACCTGCGGTTTTAGCACCTTGTTGTCCAAATCGAATAGTCTTAATTTTCTTTCCGACTTTTGCTACAACAATATGCGATTTAGTTTTGTGTCTAGGAGTTCTTTTTGGTTTATTATAACCTGAAACACCTGCTCTTTTGAGCCTAGAATCTCTTTTCTTTCTCTTTCTAGCCACGTTTAGTTCTCCTTCGTTTTCGTGCAGCCGTTCTTACATTAGTTGGCTTACCACGAACGCCTTGAGCTTTTGCTCTTTTTCTTCTTACAGCAGACCTAATTTGTTTTTTAGTCATTCGTCTAGCTTTTGAAGCAGGAACACATTTAGGGTATCCTCTCCTTGCTGTTTTTGCCATTCTTCTTCCACAAGGTTGAAATTTACCATTCTTTTTTGGTCTTCCAATGTCTACCCAGTTTTGTTTAAACCATTTTGTTAAACCAGTCTTTCTTGTTGCCATTATTTTCCAACTCGTCTCATAGCCATTTTATGTGCTTGAGTGAAAGTTTTACCTGATCTCATAGCTTTTCTCATAGCAGTCATGTGCTTTTTAGTGTGATGACGGGCGTGTCTTCTAAGAGCATTTTGTTGTCTTTTTGTCAAAGACTTTCTTTTAGTCCTTCTTTTTCTAGCCACGTCTGTATCTCCCACCTGCTTTCTTGTATTCTCTTACAAGATATGCATTTGCATAGGCGCTTGGATATACCTTGAACTTTCTTTTAGTTCTTGCTTTTACTCTAGCGTAAAGCTTTTTATTAGTTGGTATATTCCTTAACTTTTTAGTCCTTCTCTTTCTACTTTTTCTTCTTGCCACGTTTTTTCCTTTTCTTTTTTCGTGGCTTACCATACCCATAATGAGCCATAATAGTCTCCAAAAGTACCTAAGCTAAGATAGCTTTAATATTCGATAATACAACCTACACCCAATACTTCTGCATGAGCTGCAAAAATTTGATCTGTAGGATTTTTTCTAATGAACATTCTTTCTCCACCTGCTATTGAAACAGTTCCGAGAGTCGTGTCACTAGAGTTTGCTACAGTAACTAAACGAACTGTAGTTCCAGAGTTTATAAGTCTTACAGTATCAGCATTACCAAAAGTAGATGCTGCTCCTACTGAAGTACCGCAAGCGGCTTGTGAACTTATTAATCTAAATATCATTTCATTCTCCTGACGCGTTTACGCCCTTTCCCGTATTTCTTCATTGATTTTTGGCGGTATTTTATAGCGCGCAACCTTCGTTTAGCTGCGCGTTTGGTTTTAGAAATTCCGGGAGTATTATCAATTTTCCACCCGCCTTTTACCTTTCTAATAGGCATTTTATTCTGCTTCGTTTAGAGCTTCTTGTGCTTCCTCTTTAGTGTGGAATTTATGAAGTCTACCATTGATTCTGATTCTGTACCATCCTCTCCTAAACTCTATATCAGGTGCAGGAGCTGCATGTTCTTCAGGATCTTTTATTTTTGGAGCAAATTCTTCCCCAACGTTTATGGGGTCTTCAGCTGGTACTGACATTTTATTAGTGTATTTTACCATCTATCTCTCCTAAGTTAGTGCGACAAATATTTCTACATCTACTGATGCAGTATTTGCCTGTAGTGTTAAAGTATCAACATTTGCCCACGCAGACCAAGCTGCAGCATTTGTATTTGCTTCTACTTCTGGTCCTTCGTCTGATCCACCAACTATTACAGATTGTCCTTTTTCTATTTTTACATAAGCAGTATCTGCACTATCATCTGATAGCCCTAGAATAACATAATTAGTGTCATCTAAATTGCTAATTCTCATGTATTTTACATCTGATCTAATTAGTGTACCTGCTGAAGCTGCTGATCCAAATTTAAGGAATGCAGTTTGTGATGTTGTAGCAGTAACTATTTGTTTGAATACTTCATTTATACTTGATACAGTAAAAGTATTTGTTGCTCCCTGGTCTTTACCATTTAGCGAAATACTTTCAGTAACTGTAACTGTTAATGTTGCGGCAGTAAGTGTCGTTGCCATTTATTTTCTCCTAAGTTCGATCTTCTATAATTCTATCGACCTTCTGGGATAACTTATCAAGTGCGGACATTATTCTATCCATATTATTTTCTAGTTCTTGCCTAGAAACATAATCCTTGCCTAGTTCTTCCCTTGTTTTATTTACAAGAATGTC